TGAATATGCGCATCCCACCTATATTCACCAGAACCCAAGCTAAACCCAACCCCAGACTCGTAAGGTAAAATATCTCCAGAAACAGCAAGTTTTTCGGAACCCCTAAAGCCAGAAGCTCCTATGGCTAACTGTAAGCTTTGTAAATCTCCGTATAGCAGAGGTGATTTGTTTAGTCCATCTACGAGAGAATCACAGTCTCCGCTAGCTTCTGGATAGGCACCTAAGTAAAACTTAAATACTTCATCTTTTGGAAGATACCCGGCACCGTGACCAATGGCTATATTAAAATTACCATTTTTATCATTCATTAAAGTATAGTTTCCTATACCCACGTTGCCAGATCCAGTAGTAACTCCACCAAGAGAATGAACACCAACGCCAACGTTGTCATTACCCAGAGAATTACAGGAAAGAGAATAAGAACCTATAGCGGTGTTGCGAGAACAGGAGTAACTAAGCTCTGAAGACCCATAACCAAACGCAGAGTTATCTTCACTAAAAAACGTGTTTACGCCTTTTCTGGCTAACGAATATGAACCAACATATATCGTTCTTGTTGCTAGTTCCCCAAAGTTTAATGAATTTAAATTTATATCGCTATTAAAATTCGATATTGAATCTGCCAAATTGAAAAAACTAGATCTTAAATCCGAAGCAGAGATCTCTCTGCTTGAATTATCGGGTAAGGTGGTTTCTACAAAATTATTGAACTCTGATCTGGAAAACGATGTCATTTTAAAACCTTACTTAAATTGAATTCTTAATTGACCAGCATCAAATTTTAAAGAGTCTCCCTTAAATACATATCTAGGGTTGTCTAATTCCGACTGCATTAAAAGGTTTCCGCTTCCGAAATCACCAGAATTACAGATGGCTATACCAGAAACCCAACCCCACTCCTGAATCGCAGTTCCAAAGTATACGGTATTACAATTCTTTATAAACCCACTACCAGCAGCAAACTCTTCGTCTGTAGAGAACTTCCAAGTGCCGTTGCCGTATGTAGCCGGTGCCTTTAAGTCCACCCTTGCGTAACCGGTATCTCCATTGGAGTTTCCGCTAGGAAGCTCTAATAAATGACCACCAGTGTATTGATTTTTGGCATCACCAGACTCCACAGGCACACCGCTAGTTAAAGCAATAGCCATGCCAAGAGGCTTTGCAAAGGTTTCACCTCTAAAAATATGATTGAGCAATCCAGATTCTAGATAATCTGATAAATTAGCCATTATAGACTCCTTGAATAAATCCTATGTATACATGTACGTCTTATTATACACATTTATAGACAGATAGTATATAAAAAGAAAGGTGACTCTATTGAGCCACCTTTCTAGAATAATATATAACTAATAATAAATATTAGAAGCTACCAAGGATAATTCTACGATTATCAAGGACGCCAAATCCAAGTTCAGCAAAACCATACCAGCCAGCGCGCTGTTGGCGATGCATAGTTGGGTCTTCGTGAATTGAAATCTCTTGCTTCACTGGCATAACGAAGCTATCGTTTGCGCTTTGGTCCATTCCAACGACCAACTCAAGGTCACTACCTTGAACAGATCCGCCAAGACCAGTTGTGAAGAAATCTTGGTACTCTTGACCTTCGCCAAGCTCATCAAGATCATGAAGATTTACACCAAAGATATTGGTGACAGGAGCGCCATCTCCACCCGCATTATAAATCGCGGTTCTAACTGCGTCAGAAACCTGATCAAATCCCCAGTTGCGGACATCCTCAAGAGCCTCTGGAGAAACGTAAAGGTCAGTCAAGCGACCACGGTTCGCAGAGCCGGTGTTACCACCAGAGTTACGACGCATAACGGTTTGAAGCAAGCTAACAAGTCTCTTTGAGAACATACCAGCAGTTGCATCGCCATCGTAAACCAAGATGTTACGATCAACACCAGCAGCAAGAATTGTATGCCAGCCGTCGTCATTCATCTTCTTTGTGAAGCCAGCTTCCATGACCTGCATAGCGCGACCCACAATATCCCAACGGGCTTCGCGAGCATAACGAAGCAAAAAGTCAATGCTACTTGTAATACTATAAGTAGGAATCATGACATAATCACTTTCGACCGCACGCTCAGGAACACGACCATGACCGGGATTGGTGTAAGCAACATGCTCACCTTCAAGTCCGGGGCTGATGAGATCCAGTGGATACTCAGTGCTTCCGCCCGGCTCTACACTAATTTTCTCGAAAATATCACCAAGAATATTTCCTACCAAAACACCTTTACGAAGAGGTGTTTCTAAGGCAGCAGCAAATTCTCTTTGAGCAGCCATAGCTGTCTCAAGATTGCCGTCGCCAGATTGACGAAGAACATTAAGAAATTCTTCACTTGGTCTTTCTGTATATGACATTATTTTATCTCCTATTGAATTGACTACGCGCCGTGGTTTGGAAGGTTGACATAAACTTTACAGTATCCATCGGCATCTTTCTTTGACATAAAGCGACCAATAGCTAAATTACCTGAGCCGGTTGCATCATCGGCAGTTGTACTGAGATTACCAGCAACACTGTTAGATGCGTAAGCAAGATTTCCGGCACTTGGAGTCCCATCAATATTACTTGTAACAACCCAACCGCGAGTCAAAACAGTAACTTTGCCCCCTTTTTGAACTTCATCTTTATACTGGTTAAGATGAGTTCTTGTAAGATCCTTGTTAACAACGTCGTTAAGAAGGATTCCGACTGGAACATCGGACGTTGTAGCTGTTTGATAAGAAACAAGGTTTGCACCTTGATCCATAGCTGCGCCAGACGCGCCTACCTGCTCATAACATGCAACCCCGCCGCGAGTGGCGGTGCCTGCGTTATAAAAAAACGAGATATCTGTTGATTCTTCGTATCTATCTGCTTTAAGAGCCATGATTTTAATCTCCTATAAATTACGATTTTTTGTTGAGGACGTTAGTTTCAAGCCAGCTAGAGATGCTGGCCCTTGTTGTTTCTACTTCATCTACTTCTGGAGTAGCTTCGATCAAAGTTGCTTCCGAGGTTTGAACATCTTCAAGAAGTTCAGGTGTTACATCGACTTCTGCTTCTTCAGCTTCCGACTTTGCTTCAGCTTCTTTGTCTTTCTTTTCTTTCTTTTTATCGTCTTTTTTCTCGTCCTTTTTTTGCCAAGGGAAAAAAGCAAGAATTGCTTTAAAAGCTTCGTCATCAAGAGAATTAAAGACTTCTATTTTTTCATCTACTTGATCTAAACCAGCCTCAATAAGAGCAGCTTTACGCTTCTCTGCTTTTTCTTTCTCTCTCATATCGCCCATGTCTTTCATGGCAACAGTGAGTTCTTCTTGAGATTTTGCAAGAGCGTCCTCAAGTTCAGCAACTTTAGCTTGTGTGCTTTTGATGCTTTCTTCAAGTTCAGCAATACTTGCGTCTTTCTCGTCTACAGTGGACTCAAAAGCCTCTACCTTGGAAGCAAACTCTTTATCTTTTGCTTCTTCGATTTGAGCTTTATTCGCCTCGTTCTCGTCTTTAGCTGAAACAAGTTCGGCACGAACATCGGCCAACTGCTTCTCTAAAAGATTATCAGACATTTTTAAATCTCCTATGTCAAGATTAAAATCGTTATCTATAGTAAATGCAACACTTTTAAGAATAACACTTCTTGGATTGGCTGGTTTTGACACCAAGCCTTTTCCAGAAAATGATATGTTTTTTAAGGCCCGTCCGACCTTATATCCTTCATACTCTCCGGTTCCGCCATATGCTCTAAGATGCTTTGTCAGGAAAGAAGATTCTTCATCCCTAGCTAAAACCTTCTTAGACCCGTTTTCATTTGACAGGGCGTAATCAAATCCAGCAAATAGACATTCCATTGAAACGTACCATTTACCTTCTTCGATCTCTGCAATAATCTTGTCCATCCTTTCTCTGTTTTCGCTGTTAGTCCAGCTATTATAAAGAACGGCCTGAGTGATTATGTCAAAATCTTCTGGCATTGGAGCATCTTCTAATGCAGCCTTGCCATCTTTTGATAGCACATAGCTACCGGTAATATGTCCGATGATGTCATTCTCATCGTGCATAAAGTTGAATTGTTTGTCTTCTGGGGTATTTCTCGCAGCCCAAGTATCCTCTGGCTGAAACACGTCGTCGTTTTTATTCCAACCACAAGAAACAAGAACAGATTCTAAGTAATATAGGTCAATCTGATCTTTGTTTTCCGCTACCAGCTTTTGGATGGCGCTAGAAAGGTTAGGCTCGGTCACATCTGTTATTATAGATGCTTCGGAACAATACGCGACACTAGCCGTACTCTTTACGAGTTCGCCAATACCGTCATTGATTTCATTTTGGAATATTTTTATAGTCATGTATTACCTCTACAGTAAATATACACGAAAAAAAACTTTTTATCTATTTCTTAGAATTAACTACCCAAAAAGTACTCTATATAGGCAGAAATAGCGTATCTTTTATAGTCTTCTATATTCATATTTTCTAAATTTATTTTATTAGAAATTAAATAATCCGAAAAATCTTTGGGCATCCTCTTGTTTGAACAAACGATTTCAGATATCTGTTCTTCAGAAATTTTAGTCATAGCGCTAGTATTTAAGAGAACATGTAATTTTAGTCTTTCAAGCTCTTTTACTTGAGATTTCGTTAAACCCCTCATGTTTTTCTTTTTGTGTATACCGAGATATGCAGTGTTCAGGGTCGCAGATATTTTATCAAATGCTTGATTTGTCCAAACTATGAACTCTGCAACTCCGGGTTTAGATTTTGGAGTATCAACCCTTTTCTTTCTTGGTCCTTCGTCAACCTTCCCCGGAGGTCTACCATTTGGGTTAACTGGCTTATTCTTTTCTTTTTTATCTGCTATCTTTTCGCTTATCTCCCCTTGTTTGTCTATTTTTTCAAGATCTTGATTATGATTAGGGTTATGGAAGGGGCTGGCCTTTTCTGGCAGGCTCTCTTTGTCTCTAGCCTTATCTTCTCTTTTTAGTCTCATTTTTTCTACGGATGGAACTTCTTTAAATCTTTCAAGAACTGTTTCGTGGGATATGATATCCCTATCAGCCAGTTGGATTAGCAAGTTCTTCTCAGAGGACTCATCCGATAGGCTCATCTGGTCGTAGACAATATGAGGAGACTTTCTGAATCCCATAGCTTTTCTTACTATCTCACATTCTTGCTCCCAGAAACTCGTAAGCTGATCTCTTCCGTATTGAAGTCTCTCTACGAGGGTTTTTAATGATATAAAGTTATTTGTAAAGCCACCCCCGTTACCAGCCATACCAGTCAAGGTAGGAGGAACTCCAAGGCCCGCATATATGCTATTCAAAACAGCGCTATACTTCTCGGAACCAAGAAATTTATAAACTTGACTATTGGACTCTGTGTAACTGAGTTCTGGCCCCCAAACTAGCTCCATAGTACCCCCGCCGACATTACTAGCTAAAATATCCCTCAATTTGTTGATTGCTGCCTTGTTTGGTAAAATCTTATGTTCTAAATCACCTAGGGTCCACAGTCTTATATTAGAGATAGCCCCATCTAGAGCAGACAAATCTGCAAGTCTCATCTTCTCTAGCATTATAATATCATCAAGAATTGCGTATATAAGGGGGTTCGCCCAGTTGGTCCAATCATCTTTCTTGTAGTAATAGATAGAAACTCTCTCTGGATCTAATTCAACCTTTCTATGACCTTCTTTGATTTTTTGTTTTAAATCTGGAGGTAGGGTTTCTAGAATATGAGCCGGAATAGACCCATCTTTAAAGTTATCTACTATAGAGTGTGTCTTTATCTCAAACTGATTTCTTCCAATAAAAAGATTTAACTGGCTATCCTTAATATCTATAGATAGTGGGTTAAAATAATTATACCTCCAAGGAATTTGGCTTTTTTCAAATTCAGGAACCTCTACGGTTATGTCTTTACCCATAGACTTTATGTATTTTGTAACGTCTGGTGTTATGTTTGCATAGCTGCGGTAGGATATAACTTGACCGGATCTGTACAATAAGTTTGCAAACCTCTCTGATCTTTCTTTTCCTGCGACCTTCTTGAACCACTGCTGGTAGAACTTTTCTACACCTTTGTTTTCGTGAACTATATTAATACCTTGGCAAGTAAAGTCACCCATCAGGTCAATAACATTTCTTATTATTCCAACCTTGTCATATGCATCCATGCACATTTTGATTATGCTCTTTTGCTTGTTGGGTACTTTTTCCCCCGGCCTAAACGCATGGTAATCTTGACTTGAAAATCCGGGTCTAACTGACCTGTTTGTTTCTAGATCCTTGAAATCTCTATAATGATTCCCCTTTGTTACACCGGCGTAATTTTCGCCAGCGGCAGCAAACTTCTCAAAAGCCATAGCTTTACTTGAAGCGTCTGATTCGTTCCAAGTAATAAGAGATTTTTCTTCGTTCATCTTGACCCTTTAAGGTAATTGGAATGCATTTCAATTGGTATTATATTATACACAAATTAGTAAACATCCTTCATATTATCTGAAAACCAGCTTGGACCACTGTATAGGTCTGAGGAATCTTTTTGTTTAGAGTCTTTCGGAAGCGTTCCGGCGAACCCACCAAAGAACTCATACTCTTCGGGTGTGAATGCTCTAGCTATCTTTCTGGCCGCCATATTAGCCATGATTAGAGACGAATATCTGTCCTTTCTCATCTTGCTTTTCTTCCCTGCTGCCACAATGACCTCTGGGGTGTCCCACCTATCCCTACCAGCATTAGTCTGAGTCATTTGAATCATAGAAAGCTCGTCTTTAAGTTCTTCTATGTCCATTACGCATTCTTCTAGCGTGTCATACATTCTACCCTTCATTCCATCGTCTATATTTGATATACCGACAGTCACGGAGTCAAAGCGAGGAAAAAGTATAATTTGATCTTCAAAGTCTTTTCTTAGTCCGTGATTTGCTTCTGCAAGCCAATCATACTTAGCGAACTGACACATCTCTAATATGTGTAAACCCCGTTGATCGTCTGTGTCTTGAGGTTTATCTTCGTCTATAACAGGCCATATTGCAACTTCTCCGTCTTTTATTTTATCTTGATCGTGCAACGATTCCATTACAGCGATACCACCACCTTGTGCGTCCATAGCAATATGAACACAAGGGAATAGTCTCATGAGGTCTCGTATTTTCCTTGCGCAATAAGAATAAAAATCAGTTTCTGAGGAATATCCTCTCTTAACCTTATCTTTGTGTTCTGATCTATTCGTTGTCCAACAGTATACTATACGTCTGTGGTCTGGGTTTATTTCTAATATAATTATACTAAAGTTATCAACCTCTGAAGCAGGGTCAACGCCAAAGACATATTTTTTGTTTTTATCACCCATGAGTTTTGCTTCAAAGATGATATCATTACCCTTAGAGTCTTTTGTTGTCTCTTTATCGTCCACTACGCAAGATTCTATCAAGGATCTCTTAAAGAAGCCCTCTGAGTCGCGCGTAAACACGGCTCCAAATTCCATTTGATAAATACCAGCGTGAA